GCAGCGGGGCGAAAAGCAAAAGGAAATAGCGATGTCACTGTACGCCAATATCCATGCTAAAAGAGCGCGAATTAAAAAGCAGAAGGCTGCCGGAAAGAAGGCAGAGAAGATGCGTAGACCCGGCACTAAGGGTGCGCCCACCAAATCGGCTTTTAAGAAGGCCGCCAAGACAGCAAAGAGGAAATAGATATGCCAATGGTTAAAGGTAAGAAGTACGCATACACCAAGGCAGGTAAGGCTGCTGCGGCAAAGGCAAAGAAGGCTCCTGCTAAAAAGAAAAGGAAGAAGTAAATGCTGATCAAAGAAAAGATTATCCCAACCGAAAAGGGCATCGAAATTCACAAGCAGTACGACAATAACGTCTACTTGGACGAGGTGAAGCAGATCAGGGACCAGGGCGTTGGAATGACAGGCGAGAATCGTCTTGTTGGCAGGATACCCGTGCACCTGGTCGCGCAGTGGATGAAGGAAGCCGGGCTTTCCTGGTCCGACACTGAGGCTAAAAAAGACCTCATTCACAAGAAGATGCTGTCAGGTGAATTTGACGCTTTTAGAGTCTGGAAAGGTAAATACTAATGACCGCAGATACCCATATCAAACTGCCCACCTGGGCGCTGCCGATTGTTGCAGCACTTGCATCCTTTAGCGTTGGCTATGGCGCCATGCAGGCACAGGCGCAAGCCACTCAGGAAGAAATTGAGCGCGTTACTAGGATTGCAGAAGAGACATCCGTTAGAAGCAATATGAACAGCACTAGCACGGCTTTAAACGCGCAAGCTATCAAGAACATCGCTGACTCGTTAGCGCGCCAAGAGGAGCTTGCAAAGGCCTCTGATGAGCGTCTAACTCAACTCATCAATATGATGCTAGAGCGCAAGTGAAAAGGCTAGAAAAAGAGTCTAAGTACGCTGAGTTTGATCTGGACCATGACGGAATCGTCACCGATGAGGAGATACATCGTCATCAGGAGATGGTTGAACTGCAGTTAAGGGAAGAGAAGGCTGACACCCAGAAGCATATGGCCTGGGTGGCCATGTTGAGCATGGTGATTTTCTCAATATTCTTGATGCTGCCCATTATGCCCGATAGCCGGGTAAACGCCTTATCTGACCTGCTAGGTCTTTTTTACATCGCCCAGGCGTCTGTCTGCGCCGCCTACTTTGGCGCGACCGCCTTCATGTCGAGAAAATAATATGTCTATTCTAAGCACTATCCTGGGAAGCGGTGACGTTATCTCCAAGGGGTTAGGTCTCATTGATTCTATGCACACGAGCGACACAGAGATGATCGAGGCCAAGACAAAGGCTAAGACAGAGCTGTTAAGCAGCTACGCACCCTTTAAGGTTGCGCAGAGGTATTTGGCCCTGATATTTGGCTTTACCTTTGTCGGTAGCTACCTGATGGTCCTGGCGCTATTTTTTATGGACAAAGACATCACACAGGTCCGCGAGCTAATTTCTTCATTCAAGATCGACTGGATCATGCTCACCATAGTTGGCTTTTACTTTGGTGGTGGTGCATTTGAAGGCGTGATGGCAAAGAAGGATTCAGCGAAGTGAGGCACTTTGATCTGTCCGAATTTAACTGCCAGGAGACTGGCGAAAACGAGATGAGCGAGGAGTTTCTCTGGGCCATCGACAGTTTGCGCGAAAAGTGCGGATTTAGCTTTGTCATCACCAGTGGCTTCAGATCCAAAAACCACAGCATTGAGAAAGCAAAAAAATCACCCGGAACCCATGCGCAGGGAATTGCCTGTGACATTAAAGTTAACGGTGGAGCGCAGCGCTATAAGATCGCTCAAGAAGCCATCGAAATGGGGTTTAACGGCATCGGAATAGCCAAGGATTTTGTCCACGTCGATCTGCGAAAAACTACGCCAGTTTTGTGGTGCTATTAAGTTACTTGCATAAATAGACCGATCATATACCGATCATATGGCCACTTTTTGGGCTATTTTGCTCGTAAGTTATTGATTTGAAACGATTTAAATGGGGTGGACGACGGGGATTGAACCCGTGCCAATGACGATGAGTGTAGGCCAGTGTAGGCTACAACCCGCATGAATACTGACTTCTTATTTTTGCAAACCGACACTGAGCGCCATTAAACGATATACCACCGATCATTTCACCGATCACCGAAGCAGTTTATGCTCAGTTCCCGGCAGCGGTTCAAACTGCGAAAAATCCTTGTCAGATGAATACTCATCTATCCATTCTGCGTAGGTGTTTAAAAAGACGGCAGTGGAGTGTCCTAATTGCTTTGCGGCCAGAGGTGGCAATACGCCCTTTGAGAGCAATTCAGCGGCCCTTGTGTGCCGACAGGCATAGGGTGTTCGGTAGTGTATTTGCTTGCGCTTGTGCGCCTTCTGCCAAGCCCGGTTAAATCGCCTGGTGTCTTGAAAAAAGTTACCGTTTTCGTTAACAAAGAAGTAGGGCGAGTCTATGCGCGGTGGCATCATCTTCATTGCCTTTCTGACCCACATTGGCACATAGACCTTTCTGCGGTGACCTGTTTTGGTAGACTCAACTAGCTTTCCTCTTACTATCTGCTGGTGCACGTGCCAGTGCTCACCGTCAAAGTCATTTCTGAGCAATCCCTTAATCTCTCCTGGCCTAAATCCACAGCCAAACAACAGTGCAAAGTACACATAGATGTCGCCCGTAAAGCACGACATTATCTTATCGCGCTCTGCTGGCGTATATCGTTCTATGGGCTTTGTCTGGGCCTTCTTGGTCTTGATAATCGCTGCCGGGTTAGGGAACACCTCGGCATAATCGAGAACGCCGCGTAATGGCCCGAGCACGTTGTCACGGGTCTTGCTCGACGCATCGATACGGCTGAGAGCCAGCTTGATTTCGCGGGTGGTAATGGATGCGCAGGGCTTCTTGCCGAACAGTGGTATCCAATATTTATTGAGAATGTTGAGGTAGCCTAGCTTTGTGGAGTGCTTGCCCTGATGAGTCTCTAAATATTCTTGAGCCATGCTGTAAAAAGATTGCAGGTGGGTAGGGTACTCTTCTTCCTCGAACGCCAGGCCAAGCCGAAACTTGACCTGCAGCTCGTCCCGATATTTTTTTACGCGCTTAACGTCAGCCGCATTGTTGGGGTTGGCCTCGATGATCTCTTGATGCACTGGCTTGCCGTGCTTCCAGATTTTGATTTCAAGCCCGTTTCCGCGAGGTCTGATGCCTGTTGGGAATTTCTTATCCATCGATCAAACTCCTCTGTGTCGATCATGGTCGTGCGACCGATTACATAGTAATGGATGCCTTTTGTCCAATGGCGCTGCATCCACCCGGATAGGGTAGATGCCTTTACGCCATAATCGATAGCAAACTTATTTTTATCAAGCAGCATCAATTCGCTCCAAAAAGTAGTTAACTACTGTGGCCTCGTCGCCGTAGCGGTTGGTGACCTTGATAGTCTTTGTGTTAATGGGGTGTCCATCCTGCTTCAGCTCAAAGATTCTTGCGGCCACCTGGGTGACACCAAGCTCTTGAAACGCATTCAGGCAGGTGAGTCGCTTTCCTGCCTCTAAGTGCGCTAATACTCGATCAGTCTGTGTCATATCGTGTCTCCTAGAAAGGAATGTCATCTTCAGGGAATGCGTTTTGGGCAGGCGCTGGTGCTGGGGCTGACTGCCCGCCTTCTTCCTTAACGATGGTTACACCCTCGCCCCAAAAGGCCTTTACGTTGCCAACAAAGGGCAGCTCTTTGTCCTTGCCCTGATCGCGCTCCTCCTTGGTGGTAGCCTCTTTGATACCGCCGTGCTCACCAAACTGGTTTGGCTCCTGCGGGGTAATAAAGCAGGTTAAATTGGCGTACTTAGCGCCGTTCTTACCTTGATAAAAGCGATCCTTGTCCAGCTTTGTGACATCGATTGAAAAATTAACAGCTAACTTCATGCTTCTGCTCCTATAAATGCTGCCTCTCTAAAGGCGGTTGATTTCATTGTTCTGAGTTCGTCAGTCGTGAAAATGCCGCCCTTGGACGGAGCTTTCCAGACTGCTCTTTGCTGCTCTTCATTGAGATCGCGCCACTCCTCATTTGCGGTCTCAAGATCGCCTGTTCCAAGCGCAGTTTTGATCGCAAATATCGTGTCGGCGTGTTCGCGCACAACAGCGTTGTAGTCAACGAGGTCGTACCCAGTAACTGTCGGAGAGTCAGAGATGCTGGCCGGGCGCGCCGTTTTAAAGTCGTCTGCCTCCTCCTCTGAGTAGACATGGCCGTGCAATCCAACGAGCTTTAGAATTACCCGGTCCTTTGCGCGCTTTTCAGCCATCGCAAAGGGGTAGGCGTTCTTGTTGTTGTAAGTTGCGGCCTCCCCGAAGGACCACTCTGACTTGTCGCCCAGGTGCCCAGTGACCACGATCACGACACTCTTGGACGCGATATCGCTTTCAATAACGGTGGGTGGGTCAAAGCTAATATTTTTGTGGGCGGCGACACGCTCAAGCGCCTTGTGCAGCAGGACAAATGTGCCGTGGCAGTCCCAGCCAGCCGTAGCCGTGGTCTCGCCAATTTCCTTTAAAACCTCACCCACTCTCTTAGGCACGTTGTGTTTAGCCATGTTCAATACCTCCACTTACCATCGCCTCAAGGGCATAACGCTCGCCATAGCCGCGATAATATTCATCGCACTGATCGGCCTTTGCAGGCTCGCCGTTTATGCAGTCAACCTCGCCCTGACAAAAGTCAAGGACGTTAAAAAAGTTAAACCCTAGTGCTTGTTCTAATTTCATAATCACCCTCCAAATATCTCTATGAATGCGTAGAGCCCTGCCGCGCCAAAGAAGACGCCAAACGCAAAGACCTCATAGAACTCCGTGGTCCTGCGCGGTGGGCTATCCAATATCTCTAGTCGTTGTTGTTTTTTCACAGCAACCTCGCGTTGTTAAAGGTTCTTGTGTTCCCACAAACGCTCTGAATAACTAAGCAGCAGCGAGCTGACAAGGCGGCCTAGCGCATCGAAGTCCTGCATTGCGATGGCATCGGTTACATCGCGCTGAAAGTTCAAGCTCTGCTGGCGATTGGCGCTTATCTGGTGTGGATTGCGCGGGAACTTGTAAATGTCCTCGATGCCGTCAGGCCCGAACGCTTCCCAGAACACGATGTCATCATTCAGGATATCGAGTAGGTCGTGCCTCTCAGGGGTAGGTTCTTCAATATCAAGGAACTCAGGGCAGGCAACGCGTGCCGGATTATCTTTATAGTCGCTAGCTGCGTATCCGCTTGATTCGTACATAATTAATATCCTCGTGGTCGTAAATATACATAACGTGGTTATCATAATATGCACAAATCGTGGTTAAGGCAATAGTTTTTTTATTTTTTATTTTTTTGCAGAAATGTGTTGATATAGTCGCAGTTATCTGCTTTTATTCATAGTTGAATAGATATCAATCATAGGACTTTAAAAGGGAAGGAGGGCGCAGTGAGCGCAGTGATAGAGTTTGTGAGAGAATTAAGTAAAGAAGATGTACATAAAGCGCTGAGGGTTATGACTTGTGTTGAAGATAGCCTTTTAGCATCGAAGTTACCTGGCGAGAGTCAGCGTCCGAAAGATTCGCAACACGTTCGATTACCGCTATCAGCTCCATCTGATCCTCAGTAAGATTTTCCTGCTTGGATGCAGTGTCAATTCCCAGCAAATAGGCAGCCGTCGTATTGAGAGGCTCGGCAAGAATCTTTGCCTGGTCCACGCGCAACGCCCGCACCCCTGACTCATAATTTGCAATTCTTGAAGTTGATAATTGCCCATTCGTCGCTGCCGCGAGCGACGCAAGTGTGTACCCAGACGAGAGCCGAGCTTTTTTTAGTCTTATGTTCCCCATTTATACCCCCGAGTTCGCTCTTCTCGGCTTCTTTATTTTTAATGGACACATATTGTGGTGCAAATTGTTGATTTTTGCAATGTTTTTTGATAGCCACGTTACGTATATGTTTTTTCACGTTATTTTAAAATCGGCCTTTTAATTAACCACGTTAAGTGGTTATAATTCAAACATGAATAAAACCACCACACGATTCCAAAGACATCTCAAGGCGCTCGGCGACGATGAGGCTAGCGAGCTGTATTCAATCACTAAGCGTTCTGCCCAGGCCTATCGGCTTGGCGAGAGGTCGCCAAAGGTCACTGACATTCCTAAGCTCATTAAGAGCGCCAAGGGTTCATTGAGCTATTCCTGCTTTTTTGAGGCAGCGAATGACTAGGGACTTTAAAGGAGTATGGATTTCAAAAGACATTTGGCTCGACAAGAACCTGAGCTGGATGGAGAAGCTGTTGTTGGTTGAGATCGATAGTTTGGATTCTCACGACCACTGCTTTGCTAGTAACGCGCACTTTGCCGAACACCTGCAGCTATCAAAGTCTAGGATCAGCGATCTGGTGAGCTCTTTGGAGAAGGCCGGGTACATAAAGTGCCTGCTTGAGTACAAGGGTAAGCAGGTCATCAAGAGGACTATAACGATCACCAACAAGGTGGTCAGTATTCCGAATACCCCCCATCGGGATTCCGAAGACCCCCCATCGGAAAACGGTGAGGGTAAGAATACAACTATTAATAAAAATACTAAAAAGGCATTCGCTCCACCGATCATTGCAGACGTTGAGGCCTACAAGGTTGTGATTGCTGCGCACTGTTCGCCACAAAAGTTTATTGATTATCACGAGTCCAGGGGCTGGGTCGTGGGTCGCGGAAAGATGAAGTGCTGGAGGGCTGCGTTTAGGACGTGGGAAAGCAAGCACCATGAATTTAAAAAGGAAAGGGAGAGTAGGAATGTCCAACGTGCAGCAAATGATTCAGCAAGTGGCAAGTGGCTCGACATCAACGCAGAGTTCTGAGCTGCCTCGCAGCAAAGAGGAGACCCAGGCGACGAATTACCTTTTTGGCTTACTGGCTGTTGTCTTTGGTGAGAAGAAGATGAGCGTGACCTTTCCTGATGAGATGCGTGTTGCGGCGAAGAGAATGTACGCGCCACTGATCGGCAAGTTCACCCGCGAGGAGATCGACAAGGGTGTGACCTTTGTGAAAGAAGAGCGGCAGAAGGGCAACCCTGACTTTGAGTGGCCGAACATCGACAGGATTATTGGCAGCATCAAGGAGGCCAACCGGGTGAGGGCACTACACCGTCCATACGAGAAGCCAGCGGCGTTGTTAGGGCACGACAGAGAGGTCGCTAAGGCTGCAGGCGCAAAGGCGCTAGACGCGATGAAGGCGATGTTTTGAGCGAGACCAATGGCCGCTGCAAAGCCGCCTACCGCCCCACGTTTAAGTATTGCTTTGTCAGCCCCGATCAGTTCGGGCTGAAGATGGGCAACTGGTACACAGCGGATGAGCTATCGGCGGCGACAGGCGTGAGCCGCAAGCTAATCGCTAATAGGATTTATAGCTCCAGCTATCTTTGCGCTGGGTGCGACATTGTGCGCTCGGAGCAGATAGTTCGGCGCAATCGCCAAAAGAGAAAGATGTTCCTGGGCTACGCCTTGGAAAATCATCAAGACTGGATTAGCAGCCATTGGTTACGGAGGCCGATATGACTGGTGTTTTCCATGTTCTAAGGACCGAGTACATGAAGGCGCAGGCGATTGCTGCGGTTGAGGCTGCGGCGGTGAATCCTAAGCAGCCTGTCAGTGTGCAGATCAAGACCTACGACATGAAGCGATCTGACGCGCAGAACAAGTTGTCACACCTTTGGTACAAGGAGATCAGCGAGGAGGGCGGCGAGTACACCATTGAGCAGATTAAGTGCCGCGCAAAGAAACACTTTGGTGTGCCGATCTTGCTGGCAGACAGTGAGAAGTTCAACGCTGCCTGGTTGAAGGCGGTTGAGAGCTTTCCAACTTACGAGGAGCAGGTCGATGAGTTGCTGGCGTTTTTCCCGGTGACATCGCTAATGACGACCAAGCAGATGTCGCAGTATCTGACTGACTTTTACCGGGTGCAGGGACAGCATTACAAGCTAACCGACCCGAAGGTGTATGGACTTGGCTAAAACATTAAGAGCGCAGTGCCTAGAGGCGATACAGAAGCTGGCTAGGATATCGGCTGCCAACAGCAATGGGTACGCGCAGTGCGTGAGCTGTGACCCTGAGACGCATGCCTCCTGGCACCACTGGAAGGAGATGGACGGCGGGCACTTCATACCGAAGGGCTCTAGCAGCTACTGGGCGCTAGAGATTGAGAACGTGCATCCGCAGTGCAAGGGATGCAATGGTTTTGGTCAAAAATACGGATCGGCAGAGGCCTGGTACACGCTGTGGATGGAGAACTATTACGGCAAGGACTTTGTGGAGCAGATGCTGCGCGACAAGCGCAAGATCAAGAAACTATACGCGGCTGACTACCGAGAGATGTTGGCCGCTTTTAAGGAACAGATTAAGTTCCACGAGGAACGCTTAGATGGGAAACATTGATCCAAACATACTGTTAGATTTTGCGAAGACCAAGCGCCAGGAAGAGGTATGCCGCGCTGTAATTACACACGGCAGCAACAACAAGGCTGCAACGGCCCTTGGCGTGGATCGGCGCAGTGTTGACAAGATAATTAAGGGACTGGAGGCGAGGGCTGCCAGTAAGGCCGTAGCGCCACACCGGAACGTGGACAATGAGACGATGGAGGGCTTTGAGGCAAAGAGGGTCTCAACGGCCTATAACAACGAGGGTGACATCGCTCTGCAGTGGGTTATCCAGGAGCCTGAGAAGCGCTCGATGCAGGAGAAGGTCGAGGCCATGATGGAGGGCCTGAAGGATGATCTAGCTGGCTTTCGTAAGGCGGTGAAGGCACCCAAGGCTGTAGAGGCGGACCTACTTGCGTGCTACATCGTCGGCGACCATCACTTTGGCATGTTGGCGTCAGCAGACACTAAGCTCGATGACCAAAACTATGATGTGAAAATAGCTACTAGGGTTTTAACTGAAGCGGTCGATAAGCTCGCGGCTCGGGTGGGTAACTGCGAGAGGGCGGTGTTACTGAACGTCGGTGATTTCTTTCACGAGGACGGGAAGCAGACCACAAGCAAAGGAACGCCAGTTGATGTCGATACACGTATTGGCAAAACATTTAAGTTGGCGGGTCGCTTATTTCAGACGCTGATTACCCGGCTACTTGAAAACCACAAGCATGTGACGGTGGTGAATGTTCGGGGCAATCACGACACAGACATGGCCTGTCACCTCAGTAGTGCGCTAGAGCTGCTCTACCAGAACGAGCCGCGCATCCATATCCTGCCTAATTACTCAAAATTTTTGCACATGACCTACGGTAATAATCTGTTTGTTTTTCATCACGGCGACCGGGTGAAGCACGAGCAGATACTCCAGGCGGTGATTACTAACCTCGATGATCAGTGGTCGGCGAGTAAAAAACGGTACTGCCATCTGGGTCATATCCACCACCACACGCGACGTGAGTTAGGTTCGATGCACTTTGAGCATTGGGGGAGTTTGTGTCCACCTGATCAATGGCACGATTCTCAAGGTTATAGCGCAGAGCGTTCAATGACAGCGGTTATTTATCACAAACAGAAAGGCGAAGACAGCCGGGTGAAGATAGGTGTATGAATGAACATGACAGCGAAGGATTTAAGTTTTTGGTTAGTGGCGGCCTCTGAGTTGGGGCAGCCAAAGATATTTGATTTTTTAGCGGAGACATTGACCTCCTCACCACAGGCTACTGCTCAGGAGGGTATTGACCTGTGGGTTGACCGGGTGATGAAGGCGCAGGCGTGTCAGGCGCAAGAGGTCATAGAAGAGGCTGAAAAGGCACAAGCAATAGCGGAGGTGCTCGTTGCGCGATCCGAAGACGAATGAGGGGCTAGGCTACGCCACAGAGACGGTGAAGGTGCTTGCCACTGACGACTACGCCGAGGAAGATGTACGGAGGGTAATTGCGTTCCTTGAATCAGTCCTTAGCGTAGGGGGTGCAGGCCATGAGTGAGCTATTAGCGATGCTGACACCGGGTGCGCCACCAATGAGCCTAGAGGTCAAGGGGACAAGCGGAAAGCGGATAACACCTGGGGACGTTGCTGCCTGCATGGTACACGTCGATAGGCACACTTACCTTTACGCGCTCTCGAAATACTGCCTAGACGATAATAGCCGCACTGAGCTAAATGCGCTGGCTATTGCCAATGTAAAGGGGCTCGGTTATGTGCTCACTGAGAACGAGCCAGAGGACGCTGTTGAGAGGCTCGGTCTGATGGCGCTGTCCTTTGCTATCAGTCCTAGTCGGTGCAGGCACTGTAAGGGCACGGGGCAGGTTAAGGTCGGCGACAAGGTTGAGGTGTGCCAGAAGTGCAGCGGCACGGGAAATATGAGCATAAGTGTGCGCAGGTTAGCGGACGCGATGGGAGTAGGGCGCTGGAGGGCACAGAAGGTCTGGTTGCCGCGTTTCCAGCTACTGCTGAGTGATTATCAGGTCCGCGATGACGCGGTGCAGAGAGTGATATACAGAGGGCTGATGGATGGGTAAGGGTAGCGAGCAGAGGCCGACTGATTTGAAGAAGTACGCGGTGAATTGGGAGGCGATCTACGGCAAGAAAGAGAAGAAAAAAGAGCCAATCAACAAGAACCCCAAGACCTGGAAGGAGTTTCATATTGAGATGGCCAAGATTGAAGCGGACAAAAAATCCTAAACTTTGTCCGCTGAGATGATTTGACTCACGATGTCGTTATGTCGCATCGCTAAAGCGCCTAGCATGATGGCAAGGTAGCGATCTGGATTAGATGTCTGCCAATTGGTCAGTGTCCTTGGCGTTACGTCCATTAGATCGCAGGCCTCTTGTAGAGACCTGAACCCTAGCTTTTTTGCAAGTTCTGATGGTTTCATTTTATTCCCCTTGATTGTAGTTTACTGATTTTACGGAAAGGCGTATACCTTCCCAGCCAGTTTGAGCCAGCCTTACTGCTGTTGCTGCTTGAGCACAAGTAGCATTTACACCAAACTCATCTGCTGCAAATTCACCAGCTTCCTTAAATGCTCGCTTCCAGCAGCAGCTAAATTCATAAGAGGTTAGAGCAGCTTCAGCCATTTGCTGTATTTCCCATTGTGATAAAAAGTTAGTTTTCATTTTATTCCCCTGGTTATCAGTGCCCCCTTTCGGGGGCGGTTATTTGACTTATCCTTGCCCACGCCGCCAGTTTATGTCGTTGGTAAAAGGCACACGGACAACATGATCCCAAGCCAGCTTTGCAATGACTCGGTGAACATTGCGGATGTTAATAGCCTTAGTTAAGTAGCACTTGCGACCAACAACATCCTCAACCAGTTTACGGATGTAGCCGTTCAGCTTTGCTGCTGACCACCCATCGAAATATCCTGTATTAATGTTTAGCGAAATATCCTCAGCTTCCATCATTAACTCTTCGCAAAGATCAGTGCGGAAAGCCATCTCGTTGATGTAGTTAACAACAACTTTGTTGTCGTGGTGATAGCCTGTTTCTCTAAGAGCAGAGCGAGTCATGCCATAGCAAGCGTGTAAGCCTTTTTCAAAAGCGTTGAGTTCATATTCGTGCTTGTACATTGTTAAGTTATTCATATTGTCTCTCCTCGTTGTGAATGTATATTATACAGGTAACTATTACCGAAATACAATGCTATTTAAGTAAATAGAGTAAATAAAGTAAGGTTTCGGACAAATATCGGTAAACTTTGTCCGGGCGAGTAGGGGCATCGAGGGAGTACAATGGGGGTGCGGTGTCACTACTGCGATTAAACATGGCCTTTTTCCCCATTGGTTTTTTTAGCATTATTTCCACAAAGTGTTAGAACGACCTGCCAAACCGTGGTTAAATAAAGCCACGATAGGATACTTCTCCCCTGAATCTTATTGTTATCCTCCTATTTGGCCGCTTAATTGCGGCCTTTTTTATTTTTGACTCTGGGACTGCAAAGTACCCCGGAGAGGTGAAGCTATGTCCCGTCCGACGGTAATGACCGAAGAAACTATCCAGAAACTAGAGCAGGCCTTTTTGATGGGCTGCACTGACCTGGAGGCGTGTCTTTCTGCGGGAATTAGCCAGTCTACGCTGTACGCATACCAGGCAGACAACCCTGAGTTTCTGGATAGAAAGGAGGTGCTGAAGAGCAACCCCTTTATGCTGTCTCGCTCTGTGCTGTTGGAGGCGTTACGCGATGGTGACGTTGCCACTGCGCACAAGATGATTGACCGCAAAGAGGGCAGTAAGGTTGCCCTCGATCACACCAGTAGTGACGGCAGTATGAAGCCGACGATGATTCAGTTGATGCCCGTTAGTCCTGATGACAACAGCGACGATTGATCTTCCAGAGAAGCTGGTGCCAGTGTTCGCTGGTGAGGCTCGATATCGAGGTGCGTATGGTGGACGGGGGAGTGGTAAGACCAGAACATTTGCGCTGATGACCGCGATTAAGGGTTACCAGTGGGGCATGTCGGGGCAGTCTGGGCAGATACTTTGCGCCAGGGAGCACCTGAACAGCCTGGACGAGTCCTCGCTTGAGGAGATCAAGTCGGCCATACGCAGTGTTGACTTCCTGCAGGACTATTACGAGGTCGGTGAGAAGTTCATAAGGTCTAAGGACGGGCGCATTAACTATGTGTTTGCCGGACTTAGGCGCAACCTCGACAGCATTAAGTCAAAGGCGCGCATCATCATCGCTTGGATCGATGAGGCAGAGCCTGTCTCTGAGGAGGCGTGGCGCAAGCTAATCCCGACGGTGCGAGAGGAGGACTCTGAGATTTGGGTCACCTGGAACCCGGAGAGTGCGCGTTCAGCGACCAACAAGAGGTTTAGAGAAGACCCGCCAGAGGGTTCTCAGATCGTTGAGCTTAACTGGCGAGACAATCCTTGGTTTCCGCAGGTACTTGAACTAGAGCGTGCTGCAGACAAGAGGGTTCGTCCTGATGTCTATGAGCATGTCTGGGAGGGTGCCTTCCTAGCGGCGCACGAGGGCGCTTACTTCTCGCATCTGATCGAGGAGGCCAGGCGTGATGGTCGTGTAGGTAACGTACACGAAGACCCATTGATGGAGACCCGTGCCTACTTTGACATTGGTGGCACCGGGGCAAAGGCAGACGCGACATCGATCTGGACCGTCCAGTTCTACAAATCAGAGATCAGGGTGCTTGGTTACTACGAGGCGCAGGGTCAGCCATTGGCGAC